AGCGTTTCAGCTCTATCGGCAGAGCGCGGTCAATACCGCGCTGCCACAGGAAGTCGAGGACAAGGACGCGGACGCCGTAGGTATTGGCCTCCTCGATAATCCAGTCAATTCGCTGTTTTACGGCGGCTAGATATGCTGGATCAGACTCCGCTGTAGCATTGTCGTTATACCCAAGCGCCAGTATAAACGTAGTGCTCCCGCGCACCGTTTTCTGAATAACCTCTTGCGAGATGTAACGCAGTCGACGCCCGCTCTGCGAGAAGTTGCTGAGCTGGAAATCGTATTCTGCGTTCTCGTAACTAATGCCAATTAAGCGGACAGCACCCGACACAACCCGCAACGTGATTACGCACGAACCCTGCCCGTTATCCTCAACATCCAGCCTACCGCCGTTCAGGCCGCTGGTGCGAGTGGAACCGGCAGAGCCGTCGGTATCAACGGTCATTTTGACAGCGCCATTGACAAGAATCTCGAACGTGCCGCCACCGCTAAATTCGTGATACCACACTCCGAAATAATTCTGGAATGAAGGCACCGTAACAGTCAGCGTGTTCGCAGGGGTGGACGATTCAAGGGCGAAACCGCTGATACTCCACTCAGCATTCTCCGCTGTTAATTCTGTCCAAGTTCCTGAGCGTACAACAGAGTGAATCTCGTAAGATGCGGTAGAGCCACTGCCAAGAGTGGGTAATAGGGACACAAACCCATAACTGGACGCGTTGAACTCGGCATTCACGCAGCGCTTGAGAATGTTAGTCCAGTTGTTGCGGTACGCATCACGACTGAATGCCATCTGACTTATAGAATCTCCAAAAACTGCAACTCCACGCCCACCCCACGGATATATCCAATTACGGTTAAAGTTAATGCGGTCGAGCAGGATATCCTTGTTGTCCTGCACTGCGTCTGCCTTGCCTGCCAGTGCAGTGGCCTGCGCAGTGCTGACCGGTTTGTCCGCATCGGCGGTATTGTCCACCGCACTCAGGCCCACGTCAGCCTTGGTTATCGCCACGCCACCGGTGCGGCCCTGCACACTCTGCACAGGCGCTGCCGCCGCTGCCTGCGCTGCGGTCGTGTACTGCGGGTGCGGGTCAGGTGTCGCTTCGTGCGCGCCCACCGCGCCGCTGGCTGTGCCGGCCGCATCGTATCGCCCATCAGATTCAGTCTTGGTGTATCGGTCACCCAGCGCATTGTCGGTTGCGACCACAAATGCGCTGTATGTATCCTGATTGACCTTGAGCCCAAGCCGCTGCATCAGGTCCAGCTGCTGCGTGATGTCGCCTTGGATCGTGCCCCAGGGCCGGTCGATCACACCGGCGTCAATCTCGGTGCCGTCCTGCAGGGTGAGGATCAAGTGGCCATTCTCGGCCACGGTCGCCGCAGCAACTCCCTGGCCAGCCGGGCCAGCCGGGCCTCGATCGCCACCAACAACGGCAAAGCCGTGACACACCTGCCCCGCAGTCGCACCGGCCACTTCCACATTGATGGTGCCGGTGTAGGCTCGCAGCACGTCGCCGTTCGGCAGGGTCACGTCCAGCACGTACTCACGGCTACGCCAGGCCAGAGCTGCGGTTTCGGCTGCGGACAGCTCCAGATCGACCCAGCCGCCGGCGTTAACGGTGACCGGCAGCGTGCCGACCTCTGCCCCCTTCTCATACAGACGCAGCTCTGCGGTGGCGTCGGTCAGGTCCAGCGGTGGGCGGTACACCAGCTGGCCACCTTCTGGCCGGGTGCCGGTGGCGTTGATGCCGGGCAGGTCAAGCTCTGTGGCGGTGACCACCTGGGCCATGTGCGGCAGCTGCCGCAATGGGGCGCGGTTGGCCTCGGGCAGTTGGCGGACATGCTCAACCCACACAGGCCAGTCGCCGGGCAGGCCGTGCTCTACGGTGAGCCGCACCGGGCCGGTGGCGGCAATACCGGTGATGGGTTTGTAGACGGGGTTGGGTTGCATCAGGCGCAGCAGCGCACGAAAGGTCGCGCCCTGGTCGATGCGCAGGGCTAGGTTTGCGGGTGTCATGTGAGGAGTTCTCTGATGGCGAGTTTCAGGAAAGCTGCGCGTATGAGGCCAGGTCGACGATATCTACAGCCAGCTGAAGACGGATAACCCCGCCGGCGTACTCTCCAGCCCGCACGGCGATAGTGAGCCTGACACGGGCAGTGGCCGAGGCTGTGAGTTCGAGGTAGGCGTTGCTAGGCCCCAGAGAGGCCGATATGTCAGCGTGTGGCTGTATCAGCGCCTCAATGATGTCTCTGCCATTGCCGGCGATACGTACGCGCCCGCCAGCGGACAGCGTTGCCTCGACTGTGTTTTCTAGCCGCTTGCTACCCGGCATGTCTGCTGGTGCGCTAAAGGTCACCAGACCGGCGCCGGGCGCGGTAGCCCAATACGGCATTGCCGGGTCGAGCGTTACGTCACTACCGGTAGGCGCGGCATAGACCTGCTGCAACCCGGCGCCTTCCAGATTGGTAACACGGCTATCCAGCGCCTCCTGCCCCAAGAAAATCTGAGCCAGAATTGCGCTGTTCACGGAGCAGTAAATAACACTGCCGGCGCCCCACTCCTGGGCACTCTCGCGCAGCAGCATGGCTTGGCCTGATTCGACCATGGCGGCAAGGATCTCCCAGCGCGTGGCCGCTGTCTCGCTGTCCGCAACCGTCAGGATGTACTGGCCGTCAGGCAAATCCAGCTCGGCCTCAACCTGGGCTACCGTGAGCTGAAGCGGTCGCAGCCAGTTATCAACAAAGTTGAGCATTTCATGTCCTCAGGTAAATCTGACGGGGTGCCGTTGAGCCATCAGCACTTGCCCCGTGACCGGCTGGTAAGCGCCGTACTTGTTTGTTACCGGGTGAACACCCGCCGCGCCCTTCTCGCCGCTTGGGGTGAGCACCCGTGAAACGCCAATCTCGGTGGTGCTGACCCTGCACGCCACACCAAAGGCCATGTCGCACCACCTGATCAGCGTGGGGAAGCTGTCCAGGGTGCACTCATATGCAGCGGCTGCTGACTCGCCAGCAGTTTCGGGCAACCCGGCAGGCGCGCTGACGGAGCCCAGCTGCTGCGTAGTCGGCCCTTGCTGCGTCTGGCCTGCGGGGCTTTCTGCCACAACGGTGTAGGTCACAATCGCCGCGTCGGGCGCTGCTGGCGGCGGGAAGTACCCGCCCTGCGCCTGGTAGTGCCAGTCGTACCGGATCGTCCTTGTGTGTCGGCACTCTTCATTGAGTGTTTGCCCGTTCCAGGTCACAGCAATCTGATCAATGTTGGTCTCGGTGATAACCCTGCTGGCTTCGCCCTCGGCGCTACCCGCGTAGGTTGTTGCGCCCTCGCTGTCGATCACCATCACCAAGCTGTCATCCAGAATTTGCTCGGTGTAGGTGCTGGCCCGTTGGCGCGTGGCGATGCGATTGACGACCACCGGCGCCGGGGTGCCCTTGGCATCAAACCAATACCCCACCACTTTGCCGAGCAGCATCCGTGTCTCCTGGCCGACCTCCTCCGTGACCGAGAATGACCTAGAGACAAGCGGCAGCGGCGTGTTGGAGGGCTGCGGGTACGGCCCTGGGGGCGCATCGATCCTGAAGCCCTGCAGGTCATTGGGCGTATACACGTTGGTTGTGACCGAGCCAGTGGGCATCGGCGTGTGGCTGACGCTGCCAAGGCATTCGCTGCGGGTGGCGAGCTCGGTTGCCTGCACACTAAAGTTGACCCCTCCGGCAAAAGGGGTGCCGCTCACCTCGATCAGCCAGAACCCCAGCGCCGTGACATCGTTGACCGAGAATGATGCTGCGTTCTCTCGCAGCGAGTTGTTGCCGGCGTTGTACACCCCAACGATGATTTTGCTGCCGTCCGGTACCGCGCCAACAACGCAGTAGCGAAACCCGCCGTTCGACCACCCAGCCCGGGAGAACTCCGCCGTTTGCTGTACATTTAGCCGCGTTGTTTTCTGCAGGCCAGCCCAAGGCTTGAGCACAAATCCGGACGGGTCTGCGCTAACCGTCAAGTCAACAGCGTCAAAGTCCCAGGCGTTTGCAGGGCTGACTCGCTGCACCGACAAATTGAGTTTCCACGGCCAACCCATATCGGCATCCCAGTAGAACCAAGCCCTGGTGCCAAGATGCTTGCCATGTACCTCGCCCCGAAAACCACCAGCAACGAGCGCATAGTCACGCCATACCATCCCCTGCGCAGCTTGCTCTGCAGGGGTTTCCGGGAGCTTGGCGGCACCAGGCAGGCGCTGCATGAACACCGTGCCGTGGTGGGCGATGTTGGCCTGATCAATATCCGAACTCGGCGGCCACGGCATTTCCGCACCACCGGGCAGCGTCAGGGTTTGCTGAGCCGAGAGATACTGATCACCACCAACGCCCGGTGGTGGCGTGACAAACTCACGACGCACGACGCCGTGCCATGGGCAACCCCACAGCGGAGCATTTGTTTCTGTGCTCATGGTGTTGGCGCCGATGTGCCCGCAAGATAGATTTCAACCGGCGCGCCGTCCGCATCCTCAAGCAGCAGCCGGCTCAGCAGCGGATAAACAAACAGGCCGTCAGTGCTGGGTATGCCGTTCGTGTGGTACAGCCGGCTGCCGTAGTTCACCTCTTCCAGGGGGCTGGCGATGCCGCCGCCACTGCCGGGGTTGCGCTCTGGCTCGTAGTTGCGCTCTACCCGGCCCCGCCCTGCCGCAATCGCCCCGCGAGGCTCTTCACGCCGCAGCGTGGGAGGCGGCTTACGCTCGGTTAGGTTGTCGGCCAGGGTTTGCACCAGGCGGTCAGCCATGGATTGCTGACGGGCGGTCAAATTGTTTTGAATCCCAGACCTGCGACCCTCCAGGTTGCCCTGCAGTCGCCGGCGGCGATCATCTGTAGCGCTCATGGTTACAGCTCCAACTGGTCAATCGGCGGGGCAAGGCGATAGGTCACTGCCTGCTCTGCAGTGATTTCGTCTCGCCAGCTGGCAGGGATCTCTGGCGTATCGACGATAAAGCGGCGCGGGTAGCGCTCCAGCGTGTTCTCGTTGGCGTCCGGTACCGAGTAGTTGCCAGCAAAGCCGGGCAGCTCTTCGTCATACTCCGGCGCAGTGCTGCGAAACCCCAGCTGCGTGGGCAGCGCGCCCGGCGACGGCACCATCGGTTCATCTACAAACTCGGGCGGCACCGGTATAGCCAGGGCATCGCTGATCGCATCCGCAGCGCCGCGGCTGGTGCTGATCTCGATTGTGCGAATGGCCGCGCCCGTCTCCAGATTCAGCTCGTCAATCACTTGTTCAGCCGCACCGGTAACAACGGCATTGCGATTTATCAGCCGCAGGCCTTGGCCAGCGTCCACACCCAGCGCGTGCGCCAAAGGGATATCCCAGCTCACAAGGTTGCCGCGCTGGGCCTTGATTACCGAGGCAGCAGCGCGGGCAATGCCAACCTGCAGGGCGGCATCTAACCGCGCCTGATCTCGCACAGGCAGCGACTCAAGCGGGTCGCCGTTGTTCAGGATCGGGCTGGTTGGGCGCGAACCCTCCCAGTTCCTGTCATTGTCGGAGTCGGTGTCCAGCACAATGCGATCGCGCTCAACTACCGGCCCAACGCCGTCGACAGCCGCCTCAACCACAAAGGTTAGGCGATACTGCTCGACGGCCCGCTGTGTCCAGCGGATAGCCGCCGACCAGTCGGCGCCCAGCAGCAGATCCGTGTGGATGTTGTACCAGGGCGGGTTCAGCTCTGTGTTGGTGGGCGGCAACCGGGTGTAGTTGGCGCTGCGCACAAACCAGCCTGCAGCCTCGGTGGCCTGCACAATCATGTCCACGTCTGGCAGCTCGGTGGTGTCCGTTCTCCAGGCCGTGAACGGGGCGTCCGGATGCTCCCAGCTGTAGTTGCGGTTGCGCTGGCGGTACCGGGTATACCGGTAGTCCAGCTCCAGCTCATAGGTGTTGATGGTATCGGTCAGCACTGCCAGCGAGACCTCTACCGAGCCGTACATCACTGAGCCGTCAGCAAACTCATAGCTGATGCTCGCTGGCTGCCAAGGGGTGATGCGTGGCGTGCCGTGCCGGTCCACGCCAAGGCCGGCTTGCCGCGTGCTAATTCGCTCTTGGGCGTACTCCCAGCGCGAGCGGCCGGCAACCTCCTCAAACACATCCGGAGACCAGTAGCCACCAACCTGCAGGTCTATCTGGTCAAGCTCCATGCTCTCGAAAGTATCCGCCAGGCGTGTTGTAGCCTCGCAGGCGAGCTGGCGGGTGAAGACGTCAAACACGGGCTGCACAAGGTAGCCAGTGAACAGCCGCGCAGTGACAACCGGGTCACCCATGACGTGAAAATCCACGGTGACCGCCTGCCCAGCCAGAGCTCCAACATCGATAGGCGCGTCATCCATCCACAGGGTGAAGCTAGCAACGGTGTCGCCATCGCGCGGGCACGCCACGCGAATACTGGTCTGTAGCTTGTCGCTTACGTCCGCGCCACCCAGGGTGACGGTCACAGTCCAGGCGAAGCTGCTGCCAGGCTCGATGACAGTGGCCGCAGGCGCGCCGCTCGGCGCCAGGCCGTTGAGCGGCACAGCATTGAGGGGGTAGGCATTGAGCATGCATCAAATCTCGTTGGCAACGATCTGCCAGGCAACATCACCCGCCGACAGGTCCTCATCCGGCGGCACACACAGCACCTGCTGGAAGCGCGGAAACCAAACAACGCTGTACATTTGCGCACCGACAACCGGCGTGATGGTGGCGTCTCTACCAGCCATGGCCACAGGCGTTGGCACCCAGTCACGCCCGACCAGCGCGTGAGCCTCTACCGGCACATCAGGCCGCGCATCGGTTTGAATGCGCACCTCCGTGCTGGTAGTGGTGACGCGCTTTGGCTTTGGGCACCAGAGGTCCTGGTACTCATCCCAGTCGAGCACATCCAGGCCGGTGGCCATCCAGCCGGTGCCAGAGATAGTGACCTGCCACTTTTTCCAGTGCCGCATGCGCACAAGTTTGCCGCCAGACAGGCGCGCATCCTCTGCGCCACCCGCAGCGGAGTAGGCAACGCGCGGAGCTCCGGCATGCAGGGGGACTTCAATGCCCCCCAGTTTCAAGCGTGGTGCAGCCATGCCCTACCCCTTTTTGAGTCCGTAACGCTTGCCTGCTTTAAGCAGTGCTTCGATGGTGCCGCTGTCGCCCTGCAGCGCGTATTGCTGGCCGTCCAGCATGAGGTTGAGGGTTGCCGTTCCTAGGCTGCCAGCGCCAGCAGTGGCAGGCATCGGCGGGATATAGGGCACAGTTCGCGGCATGGACACCAGCCCGCCATCGGCGTAGCCGTTGCGCAGAATGGACATGCCGTGGCGGCGGAACGCTTCCATGAAAGCCAGAGCGCCGGGTTCGCGCATGCGGTATTTGGGTTGCACGTACTCGTCGGCGTGCACGACGCCGGCAACCTTGTACTTGCTGCCAGGGCCAGTCCAGCCGCCACCGGAGAAACCGCCCAAGTTCTCGCCCGCAGTGAATCGGTTGTAGAGGTCGGTGACATCCACCGAGCCATCTGAATAAACCGTGCGCACCGGAATGACCAGCTCGGTGCCGTTGACGCTCTTGGCGAACTCGGCAAGCTGGTTGCGCGCCTCTGCCAGGCTGGCGTCATCCAGCTTGACGCTGACATCCATGTCCTTCAGCTGCGCGGCTTGAGCTTTCAAGGCCTCAATCTCGCCTTGGATGCGCTGAAGCTCCTCGGCTGCCTTGTTCTCCTGCAGCTTGTTGGCCGCCAGGTCGATCTGCTCAAGGTCGCTTATGAATCCAGCAAAGCCGTAGGTGTTCTCCCCAGCCTCAGACAGCTCGACGAGCATGTCGCGCGCGGCACGGGCTTGGCGTTGCGCTTCTTCAAAGTCGCCCCGCTGCAATGCCTGCCTGGCATTGACCTTGAGCTGCTGCGCAGCGCCATAGGAAGGCTCGCCAGCGCCAGCACCGTTGACCTTGTCCAGCGCCTCGCTGTAGCTCTTCTCAATGTCGAGCCGAGCTTTGCGGACCTTCTCCAGCTCGCCGTTGGCCTTTTTCTCTTCATCGACCAGCGATTTGAGTGTTGCCTTGGCCTTCTCCAGCTCTTGGTCGCGAGCCTGACCGATGCCGTCAACGTAGGCCCGGTAGGCAGCAGCGGCCCTATTGTTTGCCAACTCCCGAGTTCCAGCTGCGACATCAGCGAGAAAAGCCTGCTCCTCGTTCATCCCTGTTATCTCCTCCAGGGCGGCAGCGCGGGCGGCCTGCAAGGTTTGCAGCTTATTGCGCAGATCTTCTTCCGAAAAGAACAGGTCCGTCAGAATGTCGCCAGGGCTCCAGCTGCCGTCAAGCGATTGCTCGATAGCGCGGATCTCGTTGTTGATCCTATCCAGCTCTGCGAGGTTTCCGGCAAGTGACGCAGGCAGCGCGGCGAGCAGGTCACCAAAATCGCCAAAGTCAGCGAGAGCACCGGTGGCAATACCCCCAAGGGTAACCATAGCCCCGGACAGCCTGGACAGTCCTTCCGCCGTTGCCGGATCGCCAACACGCTCTTTCAGCGAATCCAGCGAGCTAATCAGGGGGGTTGTGTCCGCCTTCGATACCGCCTCATTCCAGGCGTTTGACAGGCGAGTCATTGCGCCGCCAACCGTCTCGGGCAGCTGGGCCGCTTCCGCTTTGATGGCCTCTGACTGGCTCAGTAACGCCTCGGTAACCCGGCTGGCAGTCAGCTCGCCCTCGGCAGCCAGATCCCGCAGACGCCCGATTGGCACGCCTAAGCCGTCCGCTAGCGCCTGCATTAATCGCGGAGCTTGCTCAGCTACGGAGTTGAATTCGTCACCCCGGAGAGCACCAGCCCCCAGGGCCTGAGCAAACTGAATAACCCCATTAGTCGCCTCTTCAGCAGTGGCGCCCGATATCCGGAAAGTGGCGGAAACAACCTCCGTTACTCCGAGGATTTCGCGCTGGGATCTGCCCGCCTCCCGAAGAGCGGGCGCAATGCGAGCGTACAACGTGACAAGGGATGAAAACGGGGCTTGATTCTGGTCTGCAATGCGGCGCAGCTCTTCCTGCGCTTCATTGAATTCTTCCTGAGAGTCCGTCACCAGCCGCAGGCGAGCATCCATGTTGGCGTACTCGTCTGAGATCCTCGCAATACCGCGTATGGCGTTAAAGGAGCCGTAAGCTGCCGACGCACCACCGATCAGGCTGAGACTTCCCACCGCTAAGCCAGCGCCGCCTGATGCTAGTCGCCCCCTGGCCTGCTCCGCGTGCATGCCTCGCAGAGCCAGCTCCGTCTCGCGCACGCGCTGCGTCATGGTCCGCTGAGCCACAGCCAATTCGTTGGTGGTGAGCATGCCGCTTCTTCTCAGCAACTCATACTGCTCTCGAGTGGTTCTGAGTTCGGCTTTGAGGGCCCGATAACGCACCACGCCAAGATCGCCACGGGCAGCCTCAATTGCTGTCTGCCTCGCCGCCTGCGCTGTTTGCAGGTAGGCGGCACGGGCCTGGCGCTGCTCCAGCACCAAGGCTTCTGCTGCCTGCTCGGCAGTGAGCGCGGTGCTTCGGGTCGCATCGCGCAGCGTGCGAAGCTGCTGGAGCGTTTCGCGCACCTCGCGGCGATAGTTCGTTTCAGCCTCAGCACGCTCAGTGGCCGACAGGCTCCCATCACGTGACACCAACTGGTACTGGCGGCGCAGCTCAACAAGGCTGCGCTGGGCATCCTCAATGGCGCCAACCCCGAGCGCCTTGCGGGCGTTGACGTTAGCAAGGTCTGCATTGCCCTGCTGAACGGCAGAGGTAAGCGCGGTAGCCAGGCGCGTCTGCTCGTTGGCCAGATTGCGGGTATCAATACCAGCGGCCTGCAGCTCGGAGCGACGGCGACCAAGCTGGACCGTCAGCAGCCCCTCTGCCCGCTCCAGCTTGGACAGCTCGGAGACGGCTTCGCGGTACTCAGCCTGCATAGCCCGTGTCGGGTTGGCTGTGCCGGCCAGCGCTTGCGCCAGCTCACGAACGCGATCACGCGCCTGGCGCATCTGGCGCTGCGTTCCTTCAAGGTCGTTTTCCAGCGAGCGGAATGCGTTCACCTGCCGCAGCGGGCGCTCGACCTCGCGCACCAGGTCCACATACTCCTTGCGGAATTTGCCTACATCGCGGGTGGCCTTATCTACATCAGCAGAAAGCCGAAGCTCAACATCAGTGCTCACAGGTCACCCCTTTGCAGGCTTGAGGGTACGGAGAAATAACGACCACGGGTAGCTGAGCACGTCTCGGTGCCCAATCGGGATCAGTTGGCAGATGAGGCTGTCCAACTGCGCTACTGCTTCGGCAGGGGTTGTTTGACCCTGTACAGCATTGCGAAAAAAAGCGGGTTCGCCTCCTTGCAACCGCGCACCACCTCGGCGAGCTGGCTCTGGGTTAGCCCTTCAATGTCTTCAGCCTTCAAATTGGTGAACGTCGGCAGATCCGTCAGGCGGATATCCTCGCTAAGCGCGTTATCAATCAAGTCCCCAGATGGCTGAGACGCCATGAGCGCCCTGACCTCACCTACAGTCAATTCGCGGCACACAACTTCACTACCCTTCTCGCCAACAACGACGGTCATCGATGCATTACCCATGTTTCCTCCAGGCATAAAAAAACCCGCCGAAGCGGGTTTGTGGAATCAGTACCTTTATCGCAGGATCATCCCAATCACCGAGACGATTGAGGCGAAGCCGTATACAAGCAGCGTCACGATGATCGCCGCAGGGATCGTCGCGAAGACGAACTTCACCAAGAAGCGCACCAAGTCCCAAAATGGCACGTCAAAATTAACAACCGAGACATGCGTTGGCTTGGAGCGTGAGTCAGCAAGCTCCCTCTCTTGCTCTGCCCGCTTTGCGCGCGCCTGCCTCATGCCGGCCTTGGCGCCTGCCAAGCCTCCAGTGCGACCGCTTTCACTCAGAGCAGCCTCTTTGAGTGCCGCCTGTTTGGCCAGGAACTTCTCAAAGTAAATGCCGCACTTGGGGCAGCTGTCCGGATTGTCGACCTGCTCTTGCATGGTCAGTTCGTAACTGCACGACGGGCATTGCTGCATAACCATTCCTCCCTGATAGACATTGGGGAATGTAACAACCGCTGTCGAAATGTCCAGCCGTCACGCGAATGCCTTGGCAGGCTATACGCCGATTCAGCCATTAAACCCACCCTGAACCGTTCTGACGCAGCCGTTTTCGGTGTAGAAGTAAGACGACCCGCCGCGAGCCCAGTGATAAGCATGCTGAGATCCGTTGACGCGTGTTGGCGCGCCCCAAGCTCTCAAAGCATCAGCTTTCTCCATGCCAACAACCACCTGATGCTTTATGACCAGGCGTCGGAGCTGAGTACTCGAAAAAGTTCGGCACGGTGCTTGGTTTATGGCTTCTCTGGCGTTGCGGTACTGCTGCTGAATTTGCCGGCGATCACGCTCAGCGTCTCTCTGCCGCTGCAGCTGTCGGTATTCATCTGACGGTGCAAGGCTTCCGCCAATGCTTTGCGCTTCAACGTTCAGCTGCTGGCTTTGACCCGAGCTGCATTCTCGATCTGAGAATGCAACACTGCCGTCCGGCATGTCGCACCTGAAAACTGTTGCCGCGCCGAGCTGCATTGAAGCAGCGGCAAGCACAGCGAAGAAAAATGTTCTCAGCACAATGATCCTCCCTGATTCGCACAGGGAGGATCATAGACCAGTCAAGTCAGAGGGTCACGGCGCAGCCGGCACGTTCTTCTGCTTGTTGATCTTCATGTAGGCGCTGCGGCCAGCGCCGCGGCCAGTGTCTGCCAGCACTTCAGCAGTCACCGTTTGCCCCATGAAGTCATCAACGCTGATGAAGTCCATGCTCTCGGCCAGACCGAAACGCACGCGCCAGTAGTGGGCGTTGATCTTGCCCTTCTGGCCAACGGCGTTGGCGCCCTCGAACATCAGCTCCCACTCTTCGCCAGAGTTGGTGATGGCTTCGATCTCGTCGTAGTCGGCGCTGGTGTAGCTCACGTCGACGCTGAACGGGGTTTCACCGGCACCAGCGATGGCAGTGGCCAGGGCGCCACCCTCCAGCACTTCGAAACCGGCGCCAGTCAGCTGGTAATCCACGTCTTCAACGTAGGTGATGGCACCCGTGTCGGTGTCGACAATCTCGTCGATGGAGAGCGGCATCTTGGCCAGCATGCAGGTACCGCCAACCTGTACCACGTGAGACTCTTCGGTGACCGTAGTGCTGGGCACGTCGTAGACGGTGCCATACAACTGGATGCCAAGGTTACGCGCGAAGATCTCGCGCATGTTCAGCTGGATACCCATGCGGGTGATTTTTTCCAGCTTGTCGTAGGTGCCGCCCAAGGGGTTGGTGGCATCGTTCAGCGTGAGGTCGTTGGTTTCGTGGGTCTGTTGCACGGTAGAGCACAGGCCAACGGGGGTGAACGGCAGGCCGGAGCCAACCTTGCGCATTTTGACGAGGCCGCCAATGACGGCTGTTTCTTTCTTCCAGGCCATGGTTTAACCCTCCGGCTGTGCCGGGGCGTTGCCCTCGGCCTTGGTGGTGCCTGCCAGCTTGTCCTTGATGAACTCGGCTTGGCTGGCGGTGAGTTCCACCTCGGCACCCGGCTGCAGGTCTTCGCCGCGGTGGGTGTGAGGCTTGGCGAGCGTGTACTTCTTGCGCTCAACCTTCTTCGCTTCTTTGCTCATGCTGGTGTCCTCAGTCGCGGTGCGACTCGATGAATTGGTGCAGGTAGATCGGGATGACGATGGTGGCGGCTTTTAGCCCGTCGCCGGGCGGCACCGGCTCGCTGATGCCGAGGGTTACGTGGGGGATGCCTTCCGGCGTCCATTCACATGGCACGCCCTCGATAGGCATCAGGCACTGGAGCAGGTCCAGTTCAAGGTCATCGAGTGCGTCCTCGTAGTCATCAAGACCAGCCTCGACGCCAGCAACCACGGCGTAGCCATGCAGCTTGCGCATGCCGTGGCCGGCAAACCTCGGCGCCTGATCCTTGGCGCGCTGAACAACGACCATCGGGAATGACGCATCGGCAGCCGCCACCCGTTCGCTGAACCAGCCAGATCTGACGTTGTTACCAGCGTCAGTCCGATAGCCGTTTGCTTGGGTGATGGTTTCGAGCCGTGCGATCAGAGCCTTGCGCCCCAGCGTGATGAGGTTCGACACGGGCTATTCCTCCATGCACGCGGCGGTGACAAAACCGCCGTCATCGGAGAGCTTGCGCTCAACTGTGAGCCTCAGCCCCCCGATGACGAACACGCCACCGCGCTCGACCGAGGTCAGCGCTTCCTTGCGCCAGGTAACAAACCGGACGCCGGCGCCAAAGGCTTCGGCAGCGCCAACATCGCCCCACTCCCGGTCGACCTGCAAAGACAGGCCGGTGGCGAGCACCAAGCTGTCTTGCTCGTAACAGCCGATGGAGTCGGACAGGCGCGCCTCAGCCACGCGGTCTACGCGCGCCTGCAGCCTGCCGAACCGATCCGTCACGGTCAGTTACTGATGCGGCAGGGAGCTACGCCGTCCGCTTCAGCAGCGGTCAGCTTGCCGAAAGGCACGGAGCTCGCGGTGCCATCGGCAACCAGCTCGCCATCCAGGAGGCTGACAGCAGCGCCCTCGGTCAGGCCAGAGGCGCACGGCAGGTTGAAGACGCCAGTCGCCTTGGCGGTGAAGGGCTCGCCCGCTGCGGCGGTTACCAGGGCGACGCACGCAATGGCGCCGATGGTGTAAGGGTTGCCAGACACAACACCGCCGGCTGGCGCGGTCAAGGTGAGGGCGTCGCCGTCCTGAACATAGTTTTTAGCCATGGTGATTCTCCTGTGGCTTTGAAAGTCAGAAACAATCAGCCCCGCTCAAGGGGGGGCTGATTGATGTGGTGGCGATTACGCGCCGTTGGCTTTTTGCAGGCCGCGGAAGTCGAGCGGCGCCACACCTGCGTCAATACGGACCTTGGTAGCCACGCCGTCCACGGTGAAGCCTTGCTGCTGCTCCATGTAGGGGGTGTCTACGCCGTTGAGGTAGGCAACCTCGATGGTGTCGCTGCCCTGAGCGGCCGCCAGATACCAGGCAGTGGCCGATGCATCGTCGAGACGCGGCTCGGCAATGACCTTGGCCATACCCTGAATCGGGTTGGCAACGCCCTGGTTTACCTGGGCAGTGGGCACGGAGGTGGAGTTGATCAGCTGCAGCGCTTTGGACTCCAGCGCAACCGGGGTCAGCACGTAGGCCGGGCGGATGTTCAGAGGGCGTTCCTTGCCGGAGTCTGCACTGGTTTTCTGGGTGCGCATCTTAGTGCGAGAGGCATCCAGCGCCTCAACGCTCAGCGCGGAACCGGCCCCAGTGGACAGGTTTTTGTGGGTGTTGTGGAACAGCGCCACGCCGTCCGACAGGTTCGGGTTCCCGGTCAGGATGCCGTAGACCAGATCACCGATGGTGCCCTTGGCTGCCATGCCCATCTTGCGGGGAATGTCGGTCAGCATGTTCATGTCGTCGTTGATGATGCACTGACGAGTGATGCTGAAGATTTCGCCGTAGGTGGCCAGAGCAATCTGCTGGCTGTTCTCACCGATGGTGATGTACTTGTACTCGGCACCCTCACGCACCTGGCGCAGCGACGGGAACTCACCCAGACCAACGCGGTGAGAGACCTTGAAGTCGCTCAGCTGGCCTTTCTTGGTCCACAGCTGGAAGGTTTCCTCGGCCAGCTCCCAGCCTGCCAGCATGGACTTGTTAGCAACATCCATGAGGATGACGCCAAAGTCGCTGGTGGTGTGGGTGAAGGCCATACCCACCATCTGCATGGGGTTGAGCGCGGAAACTCCAATGCCGCGATCCGCCAGGGAGGCGCGGGCCAGCTCGCGCAGGCTCATGAAGTTGTAGCGGTTGTCCGCCTGGACTTCACCATGACCGGCGCGGGCCATGATCGAGGCGCGCACAGAGTCGCCCACCAGATTGCCGTTGCCCGCGTAAACGTGGGCATTGGCACCAGCATTGGCGCCGGGGCCGGCGCTGGGCTCGGTACCGGACGCCAGCGCGGCCAGCAGCTTGGCTTGCGCCTGCTCAACGGTCACCGTGCTATCCAGCAGCACCTCGTTGAGCATTTCGCCGTGGCTGGACGCGAACGGCTGGAACACGGCGCGGATGCCGGTGCGACGGGTGTTCTCTGCAGCCTGTGCGCGAGCGAGTACCGCAGCTTCGTCGGCGGCAGGTGCAGCAGGCGCGGCGGCAACCGGCGCGGCCGGTGCGGGTTCTTGGGTGGCAGCCGGTGCAGCTGGCTGGGCGGTGGCTGCGGCCTGCGGGCTGGTAGACGCGCGGGGCTGCAGCAGGGTTTTCAGTGCTTCAGGCATGCTGGCAAACTCCTTCATGCGGTTCGACGAGAGTTGAGCTGCTGCAGCGAGCGGCTCAGTGAGTTGGTCGGCAAAGCCGGCCTCGACGGCCTCACGGCCAGTCATCCAGGTCTCTTCTTTGAGAAGGGACTTAATTTCGGTTTCGGACTTCCCGGTCTTGCTGGCGTAAGCCATGACCATGGTGTCCTCGATCTTGTCCAGCAGCTCGACGTAGCGGCGCATGTCGTCCGCGTCGCCGCCGGTAATGCCCCACGGTTTGTGCACCATCATCAGCCCGTTCTCGGGGATGTGGACCACGTCGCAAGCCATGAGAATGACCGTCGCCATGGACGCGGCCAGACCATCGACGTAGCCCTCTACTCTGGCCGGGTGATGCTTGAGCAGGTTGTAAATGGCGGTGCCTTCGAACACGTCGCCGCCCGGTGAGTGGACCCGGAGGTCAATGCGCTGCAGGTCGCCAAGCGCTTTGAGGTCGCGGGCAAACTGCTGTGCAGTGATGCCCCAGGCGCCAATCTCGTCGTAAAGCAGCACCTCAGCAGTGCCACGGCTTAGCGCCTTGATGCTGTACCAAGAGCCTTTCGGCTTGTTCTCTTCGCTCAGCACCGGCTCAGCACCTGCAAGCGCGGCGGCCATCGCCACCGGCAGCAGCACGCTACTCAGTTTCTTCTGGCTGCCCATTGGCGCCTCCTTGTTGGTTGGTTGCTTCTGGTTTGTTTGCAGCAGGTACGCTGTGAGCAGCGTCTGAGCTGAAGATCAGGCCAAGCTCGCGGTTCAGCGCGATCTCAGCAGCGCGTGACTTCTTCAGCTCCTGCGGGTTGCGCCCGCGCGCGCGGGCCACTTCGGCTTCATCCGCAAAGCCGCCTTTAACCAGCGACTCCCACGCATTGGCCTCATGAACCGGGTTGATCCACGGCATCACAGGGCCTTGGTAGACCGCCGACATCAAGCTGCGCGGGTCGACCGTGGCAGGCACCTGAATAACGCCGGAGGCGATGGCCATGGTCAGCCAGGCGCGATACACCGGGCGGCACCAGTAGTCGATGAACTCATGCTGCAGCAGGTCGTAGCCCTCTTGAGCCTCGACCAACTCCTGGCGCTGAGCGGAGTAGGTGCCGTCGTATGATCGCGCGACGGTTGAATAAGCACTGCGGCCAGCGGCTGCGACAGCCCGCAACATGCCGTTGCGGTAGCCCTCCAGCATGGGGTTGGGGCGGTTGCTCTCAAACATGCCCATGTCTTCACCCGGCTGCAGGCCATCGAAGATCATGCCGGGTGCAATGGGGAAGGTTGAGCGGCCACCCTCTGGTTCGTTCTTCGGGTCGTACTCCTGCGGCTCGCCCTTCTTGATGTAGAAGGCCATGGCGGCGGAGATACGCGCGGCGATGCGCTCGCTCTCTTCGTAGTCCTTCAGGTCTGCCAGGCGAATCAGCGCGGCATGCAGCAGCGGCACGCCGCGGTTCTGGCCAATCCGCTTGCGGTTGGCAACATGGATAACCCGATCTGCCTCTACCCGCTTGGTTTGCTGGAAGATGCCGTGACCCAGGTCGCCCGGGTGAGCCTTGAGCAGGTGGTATGCCCGCACCCTGCGCCATGCATCGCGCTCGATGCCCTGCAGAATGCCTTTGGCAAGGTCGCTGTAGTCGAACGGCAGGTAATCCGGCTCCAGCAGCTCCAGCGCAAAGGGTACGGCGGTCAGGTGCTTGTAGTTCGGCACCGTGCCCATGACCTTCTGGGCAAGAGCCTCACCGTCGCGCAGCCAGGTGCGAGCGACCAGTCTTTCCATCTGCGGGCGTGATAGCTCGCCGGCTGTTTCTGGCCGCAGGGACCATTCAGCCCAAGCATTTTTGATGGTGGCGCAGAAGTCGGTATCTACCGTGCCGTCCAAACCCAGCACCAGCGGCTCAACGCCGATACCCGCACCGCCAACCACGCGCTCTTCAAGCCGATCAAACAGGCCGGTGACGATATCGTGGTTTTCATCCAGCCAGCGGCACTGCTCGCGCAGAGAGCGGCCGGCAACCTGAATGGCGGCGTTCGCTGATAGCGGCTCACCTCTTGCCTTGTGGGTGCGCGTGGGGCGCGCGGCCTCATAGGCCATGATCATGTGCTGGTTGCGCAAACGCTTGGCAACCACGCCCGGTGCGATTGGTGCGAGCAGTCGATCAATCAGGTTCATCAGTCAAAGCTCGCCAGTTTGTATGGGCGCCCGCCGCTGGCGGCGCGCTTCAGGGACGCGATCTTGCGCTCCCACTCTTTGCGGCCAGCGCGGATCTCGGACAGGTCGACCATGGTCAGCGTGCGCCCCCCGAAGGAGACAGTGCGACCTTCCAGCACTTCCTGCTCAGCCGTGATGTAGCGCTCCAGAATCTGCTGGGCCTGGTTGATCGTTACAGCCATGGGCTATCACCTGTTGTGCTCAGAAAGTCATTGGTTACTTGCTGGGCCGGTTTTTGGGGTGCCTCGCGCTGGAGCACTTCGGCTTCTACCTCTTTGGCCGCTGCCACTCGCGCCTCTTCCAGCGCGTCCAGGTCAAAGCCAAAGCGGGTCTGGCTGATCCGCAGCGCTGCCAGGGCATACACAAAGCAGTCCAGGGCCTCGTTGCGTCGCCCGCCTGCGTCCCAGCGCATTTCGCGCTTACCCTTCACCATCACGGGCTTCTTGCGCTCGGCGGTGATCTGCTTGAGCTCGTCTTCGTCGCACCAGTCCGCCAGCGGGAAGTGCACAGCACCCGGGGTTGGCTGCCATGGCTGCGTAACGCCTGCCTTCATGCGGGCGTAGATCAGCTCCTTGGCGTTGTCTGTGCCAACCTCGGTCTTGTAAATCTTGTTCTTGCGGCGCCGCGGGAAGTTGGCGATCGGCTTGCCGTAGGTGCTTGCCCCAAAGATCGGGACAACCCAGCGCACGCCGTGCTTGATACTTTCCTCGGCCACCTCGTCGGCGTAGTGGCCGCCTGCGTCCCAGCAGATGCGCTCAATACGCATGGGCGTGCCGTCCGGCCGCTTGAACTCCCGCTTGATTTCGAGCGATACCTTGCGGCGCAGCTCTACGCTGGCAGGGTCACCAGTCAGGATGAACCGCCGGACCAGCCAGGCCTCTTCACCAGAGCCGAACGCCCAAACCCTGCCCTCGTAACGGTCGTCCTGCGTATCAATACCGCAGAACAAGCCAAGGGCCTGCTCTGGTACGCAGTCAGTGCACGGGAACACTTCGCGGCGGCCGTACAGTGTCTCCCACTCCAGCCGCTCACCTTGGTCCTCCTCCCAGACCTCGCCGCGAGTGGTGTTGATGAAGGTGATCAGCTTCTCGCGGTCGCCCTTCACCTTCAGCCAGGTGTCGACCAGCGACAACCACGTAGCCCAGGTGCTGTAAATGGCCCAGCAGTAGAACGACACAGAGCGCGGCGTGGTGATGGGCTCGCCATCAGCGTCAAACCAGTCGTAGGCGTCGCGAGTCCATATCCCGGTTACTTCGCAGACCCAGCGGCCTTGCTCGGATGCGGCAACCATGTCCTGGTGAAGGAAACTCGAGCTGCAGTGCTCGCAGCAGTACCAGGCCTTTATCGCCTCGCCGAGTTCGTTCTTCTCCCACTTGAGGCCGTATGCGCAGTCCTTGCCGCCGAACTTCAGCACCTGCTCTTGATGGCAATGCGGACACGCGACCTGAAAGCGCAGCCGGTATGGCGACTCGGATGCGGCCTTGGTGATCTGGCACTGGCCTTCACGGCCCGGTGTTGAGCCCCTGATTGACTTGGGGTAGACCGCGCCATCCAGGCGCTTATCGCCGAGCGTTACCGGGTCACCCTCGCCCTCTACGTCCGCGTCGAACTTCGAGAGTTCGTCGTAGATGACCTCGTCTGCCGACTTCTCGCGGTAGTTGCGAGCCGCCTTGCCACCCCTGATCCAGAGGTTGCGACGGTTAGCAAAAACCTTGTTGTCCAGCGTGTTGTCGCTGTGCTTGCGACCAAACCACGGAGCCAGCGCAAGCAGCACCGGCACGTCACGAATCAGGCCGTTGACGTGGCTCTTGCTGATATCCTCGGCGTCAGGGTCGGTCGGCGACCACATCATCACGTTGCGGCGCTTGTGCTGCACCTTGTAGCCGATGTTTGCCATTAGCAGCTTGGTGTAGCCAATCCGCGCCGACTTAACGAAGTTCACGACCCTGATCAGGTCGTTGCCCATCGCATTCAGGATCGCCACCTGAAACGGCGCTGTCTTCCAACTGCCCTCGTTGTATGAGGACTCGGCCGACATGTAGAAATGCTTGTCCGCCCACTCTACCGCCGTCATCGGCGGCTCTTTGTACAGCCCCTGCAACCCTAGCCTGACCGCAACTCCAAGATCACGTGTCCAGGGTTGAGAGGTAGTCATCGAGGATTTCCGGTATCTGATCGCCAAAGTCCGTCGCGGTGTTTCGGGCCAGCGCGATCTCGCGCTCGAAGGACTCAAGCACCCGGGCATCAACCTCTGGATGACGGCGGCTTACTGTCTTGCACACCGTCTCCAGCCTAGAGCCGATCTTTGCGGAGATCTGGGCCAGCGCGAACGTGGCAAACGCGACCGGTACCAGCTGCTTGTCGGCGATCTGGTTCTTCTTCTCCTGGGCGTCAGCCTGGGCCTTGGTCAGCCTCAAACGCTCTTGCGTCAGCTTGGCTTCAGCCAGCGGATCAACGCCGTCAATGTCGGAGTAGTCAGGTTGGTGTTTCTTCAGCGTGTTATCGATGCGGTTCTGCACCACATCCTGCACCCTGAAAAATGACTCTCGCCCGATCTTGGCAATGGGCTCAACGCCCCATTTATCAAAGGCTTGCGAAGAAATGCCGAGGCTCTTCGCCATGTCTGATTTGTTTAACCAGCCCGGCTGCTTGGTTGTTTCGTTTTTGGCCATGACTAAACAACAACCAACCTCCGAAAAAAGCTCATACATAGTTTGAGCGCGGGGCCCGAATTACCCTCCATGCCACCCCCTCCCGGGAGGACCCGAAACGCACCATCGTGGTGCATCACCTCCGCCGGGTGGCGATGGCCTGGGCCAGCGCTTTCTCGAACTCGATTGGTAGCGCGTCGTTGGCCACGCTGTTGGCAACCTCGAAGAAGTCGAGGCGCTTGGTGTACTGAGGCGAGCGGCCAAAGACCAGCACCATCTGGACAGCATTGCGACTGCCCTGCCCGTAGCGCTTGCGCTCGGCCACGCCGATAGCCTCGCGGCCTCGACGCATAACGAAGTAGCGCTCGCCACGCTTGGCCCGACTGCGCTTGCTGTCTGTTCGGTTGGCCGTGAAGCCCTCTTCTCCCCAGAGCTTTGCCCCCGAGAGAATCCTGGTCAGTTGCCCTCGCTTGATGTTGCCGTACTGATCCAGCGGCGCACCCTCGCCAGGCATCACGAACTGGCCCGGACCAATGACGCCACGACGCTGCAGCACACGCTCAATGCCCTTGTGGTTACGGCCGCCACCGTAGATCTGCGGCTCAAGCCAGCGAATAGCTGCTCGCCCTTCGCCCCACTTGCTTACCACCCCACCCGTCAGACGTGCCTGCTGTTGGCGGTACTCGCTGACGCGACCGTCATTGATCCAGACCTTCGCCGTCAGCTTGTCCTTGGTGGCTGGCTCAATGAATGGGCTGTTAAGCGAGGCACGCGTTGGCCTGTCGAATGACACTGCGATCTCATCGCGCAGCGCGCCGGCTACTGCCTGCGCTGTGCGGGTTAGTGCCAGAGCTGCAGCAAATGGCAGCTGCTCGCGCTCCAACCGGTCAAGCGTCATCAGCCTGTCGCGCAGGCCGGTGAACTCAACCTTGATCACGACCTCAGCCCTCTGCCTTCCTCAGCACGGCGGCCACGTTACCCCGAGCCCGCCAGACCATGACCGCCAAGATCACGAACACGATCAGAAGGAAAGGACTTACCGGTGCCACTTGACCACCAGTCAGCGTGGCGAGGGCAACAGTCAGCGAGTAACCACCTGTGCCGACAGCTAACAGGTAGGCGCACAGGCTCATGCCAAGCCGGTAGCGCGCGCCCTTGCGACGAAAAGTAGCCACGCGCCAACAGATAGCACCACAGAGCATTGAAGCGATCAGGGTCGACAGGTCGATCATCATTTCTTACCGAAGCCGGGGATAATGGATAACCAGGCCGGCGCCTTCCCTGTCTGTACAAACTCCAAAATGCTGACGCACACGGCCACGATGAACAGCCCGCCAAGCATGGCAGGCAGCGCCGAAGTGGTGGACCACTCTCGGGCCACGGACTCAGCGGCAAAGAAGTAGCCGCCAACCCATGACAGCAGGAAGTTGCCGGCGCGCGCCCTCCAGCTCAGGTCCTTCGACATCACCATGAAGAACAGCGCCCCGGCGAAAGCACCGATCAGTGCCTCCAGATCGATGCCAGGGACAAGGCTTGCGGCTGACACTCCGACGAGTCCGGCCGCCGCGATGCTGCCGCTGCTGATGTCGGTCATACTGGGTCTCCATGAGGCGAGGCCACACGCATGAGGCCAAAACGAAAAAGCCCGCTCAGTGGCGGGCTGGAAATTCAGGCACAAAAAAACCCGGCGCGTGGCCGGGCTTCTGTGTTTGGAGCGATAAAACCGCAATATGGGCATAATGTAGTGAGTCTGTGTTAACACGTCAACAACATATAGGGAGATAAATCATGGCGAACCGCTACATAGTCGAAGAACACATACTGCCCGGCGTTGGTAGCTACAACGGAGACACGCACTACGTACCAGTCAACGAGAAGTGCTGGCGCGTCGTGGACGCTCGCACCGGCGACCGCCTTGACGGCATCCACGAAACGCAAAAGGAAGCAGACGATCGAGCAGCAGAGTTAAACGATCGCTTGGGATGAAACCTCAGGCCGCACGCTGGAGGTCTAAGCAGGCCTCCACGTATGCCCGCCCCGCAATCAACAGCTCCCGTACCTTGAGGCGAGACAACTTCAGCACCACGCCAACCCCGTGCATCGTCCTTCCCGTGCAATAGTAAATCCGCAGGCAATCCGCCATCTGCTCATCCCGGCGCCACATGCGAGCGATTATAGAGTCGATCAACATCGCCTCGTCATCGGTGATCACAGGGGCAGGGACTGAATCCTGCGCAACGTTATCCCGCATTAAAGCGAGCATCGGGCTGGTGTAGCGCGGCACACCAGCTTGGTGCCATACCCAGCGGCCCCAGTTGGTCAGCAGCTCTTCCGCGTCACGCTTCTGCATGATCAATCCCCCGTGTAGTGGCCGCGCACGCCATCGCGCCGGCTGTCTTGATAATCACGCTCTGCACCCTGCCCACTTGCCGCGGCAGCCCTCAGCACGTTTGCTGTCGCAATCTGTCGGGTCAGGTAGCGCCCGAGCTGCTGGGTCAGGTCCTGCCCTGCCATCGGCAGCCAGCCCACGCCATCACACGGCACGCAGTCCAGCTCATGAAACACGCCAAGCGTCGTACCCTTGCCGTTGCACGCCTTGCACACTTCCGGCTCTACGTTGTCACGCCGCCCTGTCACGCTTGCTCCTTACGGTGTATTTCCACGCACCGGTCCAACTGATCAGGGTCTGGGCTGGTGAACAGCAGCGCACCGCCTGGCCCACTGACCACAAACACCCGCTCGCCTCGCATTACCTCAACCGTGCGACGGTATCCGTCGCAGGTCTCCCATAGATCAAGCCCTGGCTCGACCCGCTCCCACTCGACGCGATCACTCAAGCCGTAACCTCCCCGCCAATCCACACCAACACCGCGCCACCCGGGCGTGGCTCGCCCATCCGGATGGTGGTCTCAAACCGGCTGTCATCAATACCAAGCGCATCCGCGATGCCGTCCCGGCCGCTCTTCATGCTTGCGAGGCAGTTGTCATCGTCTCGGCGGCGGCGATCTGGCGGGCAGAACGTCAGCACCAGTTGCACCTTGCCCTCCGGGGCAACAATGCGGGCCTGTTTGGTCATGATGTGGCAGGTGGTGCGATACGACTTGGCGGCCTTGGCCTTCTTGCGCCAGTGCGCCCTGGTGTTAGGGCTCAGGTCCTTTGGCGGCCACGGCAGCGTCAGCAGGTGTTCAGCGAATTGCATTGGCACCCACCTCCTTAAATCCGATTGCCGATGCAAGCGCGGTCAGGCGTGGCTTGGCGATATGGCAGCTCGCTTCGCCGCAGCGATTGAGGCTCCCCAGCAGGTCGATCCTGCCCACCAGACCGACCGCTACGAACGCAAAGCCCTCATCCATGACGAAGAGCTGGATGGGGCCCTGGAACACCCGTTTTTGCATATCTTCATCCTCTCCGTGTAGAAACGCAGGATTCGGCGCAATCGCCCGCCTGCTCTGGGGTTGCGCCATTTGGCAGAAATGCAGGAACAGCCACTTTTGCGCCGTGCGCCTCGGCAAATCCCAACTCATCAAGCCGGTTATGCCACCGCTCCAACGCCTCCCGCCGACGCTCCATGGCATCGCGGGTCAGGTAGGTTTCAGCAGTCACGCCAAGGGTGTGATTGATC